GGATATGGTTAAAGAGCAAGTTTGTACCCCACTATAAAGTAACTGTAAGTTATAATAATGTATGGGGAGATTCAGACGACCAAGTATTTATAGCAAAAAAGATAATTTCTCAGAAAGAGAAGTTTCTCAAGTTTCGAACTGAAAGTGGACAAACAGTACAATTCTCAGGTGCAGAAGGACTTAACTACAAAATCGAGGATATATGATGGATGGAGTTCTAGTAGCTTTTGGATTTATGGCTATGTTAAATGTAGCTGGAATTGCTTTATTAGTATTAGCAAAAGAAGGAACAAAAGGAATACAAAAAGAAGCCTATTATGGTAAAAAGACAGGAATGAAATACACTGCAAAGAAATTAAGAGAGGAACAAATAGTATGAATCAAATGTTACTAGCTTTTTGTTTAGTTCTTGGTGGGGCAAGTTATTGGCTCTATACAGAAAACGAAACACTAAAAGCAAACAATGCAAAACTAGAAGGTGCAATAGCAACCCAAGAAGAAGCAATGGCTACCATGCAAAAGGATTTTACTTTGCAGACAGAACAATTACAAAGTATGACACTGAGAAGTCAAGAAATTCAAAGAGAGTTAATGAGATATAGTAATTTCATTAAAGAATATAAATTAACAGCAAAAATACTGGAAAATCCAGTGGAAATGGAAAGGAAAATAAACAATGGAACAAAACATGCCTTCGAAGAAATTCAGAAACTCAGTTCTGCCGTTGACGATCTTGATGATGGTCTCCAGTTGCAGTCTGTTGCCAACTAGAACGATAGAAGTAAGTGCAAAACCAATAGAGAGACAGATTGTTCAACCAATCATGCCTCGTGAAATTGAGTTAACTAATCCTTCTTGGATAGTAGTAACTCCTGATAATTGGGAAGCTCAACTTGCAAGAATCGAAGAACAAGAAGGAGAATTAGTATTCTTAGCAATGACTGTACCAGATTACGAAGTTATGGCTCTTAATATGAAAGAACTACAACGATACATTACAGAATTAAAAGATGTAGTAGTTTACTACAGAAAAGTAACAACTGAGTCTTTAAATACTGAAAAGTAATGTTTGGTCTTGTTAGAAAGTATCTCGCATATAGAGACGGAATGAAAGGTGCTAAATACTTTGAGAAGCACCCACACCTACAAGAAAGGTTAGAAATAATCGAAGAATGGTGTGAAGAACTAGAGGAAAGAATAGTAGACCTAGAAGCACTAGCACACCCTAAGTGTGGAATCGAAAGCTTTGATGGGTATGCACCTTTAGTGCAAAGAATCAAAAAATTAGAGGAAAATTTATAAACATTCAAAGAACATTAAGTTCAAAAACTAGACGAGTGTCTGCTTATCTCGTCAAAGATTATTTAGAAGAAGCAGAGTACGAACCTATCCCAGTTCAACTGGACAAAATTAAGTGTGCAAACGAGACTGAGGAAGAATTTCTTGCAGACGGAGTTGCACTTGTAGGATTAAAAGATCCACTTTTATTGTTAGTTTCTAATCATAAAGACTTAACAATAAAAGGCGATCAGCCCTACATTGAACAACCTTTCATTTGCTTTAAAGGGTGTGAATACCTTTTAGCTGCAAAAGAGTTAGGTTATGAAGCTATCGACTGTATTATCGCTGATGATGAAGTATGGTTGAAAGCTATAGAATATGCCTTGAAACAAGGCTGAGCCTCGCAAGAGGATTAGGAGAGAAGAATGTTAGGATTCTTACAATGGGTTATAGGATGGATTCAAGTTATACCATGGTTAGTCATGGGAGCTTCAATCATAGCAGCGTTAACGCCTACTCCAGCAGATGACAAAATAGTTGGTAAATTTTATAAAATTATTGACTGGTTTGCTATCAATGTTGGTAAAGCAAAAGAAAACGCTAAGAATAGCTAAGGATAAGATATGAACATGCCTAGTGGACAATTTAGTGGGGACATGGATCGCAATGAAGTAGAAATAGACTTATCTAAGTTTATGGAAATGATTCAGGAAAACAATGACCTGAAACAAAAAATCTTTATGTTAGAAAACGAAGATAAAGTAAATCCGTGGCAAAAGTGGATGCACTTAGCCGCCGCAGTAGATAGCTGGAGGATATTTCCCAGAGCTTTTCTTAGTGTTTACATCTTCTTACTTTACTATGCGACTATGTGGTTTATGGATTTACCAGAACCCTCACTCGAGCAATCAGGACTTATTAGTATAATCGTGGGTGCTGGTGCCGCTTGGTTTGGTCTATATGCTGGAACAAGCAAATCAACACCAAACTCAAAAGATTAGTAAAATTTAATTCTTGACTTTTCGTTATAAATTTTGTATAATATATGTTATGAAAAAGTTTAAAGACATTAAAAAAATCAAACCAGCCAAGAAAGATAAGGTCTGTCCTTTCTGTAAAACTACAGAAAATGCAGATGGTCTTTGTGGCGTTTATAAATGTTGGAAGTAAAGTATGAATTTATTTTACTTAGACGAGGATCTCGACAAGGCAGCACAGTATCATGTTGACAAACATATTGTTAAGATGCCACTGGAGGCTGCCCAGATTCTTTGTACAACAATCTATATTGACAAGTTTCTAGGGTATGTTCCTCGTGCGCTAAATGCAGATGAACGAGAAGTTCTGAACAAAGTGAAAGCTGAAATTAAGCATTTACCACTTGAGGAGCGACCCTTCCCCTACCTTCCAATGATGTACAATCATCCCTGCACAATCTGGGCAAGGGAGTCATTGGACAATCATGAGTGGGTTCATTGTTATGCGAATGCATTGAATGATGAATATTACTATCGTTATGGCAAACTACACAAATCTGTAGAACAAGTAGTAAACAAACTACCTGAGCCAGTACATCTTGAAAGAGTAGGATTTACTAAGTTCGGATTGGCAATGCCAGAGGAGCTTAGAGATTACGATAATCCGATACAAAGTTATCGAGATTATTACCATTTAGACAAGGCAACCTTCGCAGCTTGGTCTCACCGAGATAAACCACATTGGTGGAACGAAGACTATGCTGATTATGAGAAAAGGATAACTCGTGTATAACCCAAAACAAGTACCAGAGTACAAATTTAACGAGGACTTAATTATGTCCCGACTAGAACAGTATGTAAACAATACATATAATCAACACTATGCCCAAGAAGGAAAGCAAACGACAGAGATCGTATTTGACAATGGACATGGCGAAGGTTTTTGCATTGGTAATATCATAAAGTATGCACAGCGTTTTGGAAAGAAAGACGGCAAGAATGAGAAAGACTTATATAAAGTCATTCACTATGCAATCATTCTTTTAGGAAAAATGCACGAAGATGATCTAAAAAACTTAAATGACTATCATTTGGAGTTAAAAGATGGCACTTAGAAAGAAAAGAGAGGAAAAGCTCTCTGAAGCAAACATTAATAAAGTAATAGAACTGCTTGCTGCAGAGAAACCTATTACTAAAAAAGAGGCGTGTGAGATATTACATATTGCATATAATACAACTCGCCTTAACAAGATCATAGCAGATCATCAAGAAACATTAGAATTTCGTGCTAGAAGAAAAGCACAAAACAAAGGCAAGGGCGTAACAGAAGTAGAGAAATCATCCATAGTAAAATATTACTTAAATGGGGCGAATGTATCTGACATTGCAAAAGCACTTTATCGTTCCCCTGCTTTTATTAAAGCTGTAATTGAACGAATGGGAGTACCACAAAAGCTTCCAGATACTGACTATCAAGGTATTCGAGACGCAATGATCCCCGAACCTTGTGTAGAAGAAGAATTCAAACCAAACGAGAGAGTATGGTCAGCACGAGGCAATTGCATAGCACTTGTCAAAAAAGAGATAACAAAATCACATGATATTGAAAAGTACGGAAGTAAATGTTATCTAGTATGGGAAATAGAAATGGCAGAGTGTGAATCGCCATACTTCGGATTAGTACGAAATGCAGGACATAATGCGTGCAGACTCGCATACGATCTAGGAAGTTTAAGACACTTACAGGAATACTTATGAAAACTTTTCTTGCTTTTTACATTGCCGCTTGGATACTATCAGTAGCAAGACTATATTATCCTTCTATAAGATTTCTAAAAAGAGTTAGTAGCGACAGTATACTTGTAAGGCAAGAAAAATTAGGATGGTGTGTAGCCATAATAGGTTTTGGAATGGCGACACCGCTCACTTTTCCAATAGCACTATCCGATAAATTATCAAAAGAATTTATAGTTGCATTTTGCGACAAAGCTTTGAGTTAAAAACATGGCATATAGTAAAGATGTAGTAGATAGATTTGAGGGAGTATTAAACTCTCCCAAACAGTTTTCAGTTGGTAAATACGATCCAAAAGACCCAACAGTAGCA